GGGAGTGCATACGCTGCACTTCCAGCTGATGGATGAAGACGGCAACACTGACGGTAAACTCTACGAGTATACCGGAGATCATTCCAGCTTTGCGGACGGTATAGATCCTGAAGAACTGGAGGAGGTGACCAGTGAGTAAAGTTAATAGATCAGGGTCGGAAAGTATTCCGATCCTGATCGGCCACTGGCGCTGGTTAGAAGCGCAAGGCCCGAGCTACAAGCGACAAGCAGCAAGCTGCAAGCGTCAAGCAGCAAGCTTGACAAGACAAAACTATAAAGTTATAATATCCTATAAACTAAAGGAGAAAGAAATATGTTAATAAAAGATGCGGAAAAAATAACTCACACACTATCAAAGCCAGGCAAGATGCCCGGATTTGCATATTCAACACCAGCTCATGAGTGCAAGACAGGAACAAAGTTACGAGACGTAGCTGGCAGTGTATGCTCTAACTGTTACGCCTTCGAGCGTGGCAGGTATAGATTCCAAAATGTAAAAGATGCACAGTATAAGCGCTTCAGGTCCCTGACCCATCCGTTATGGGTTGAAGCAATGGCAGCTCAAATAAATTCTAAGACGGTGAAGTACTTCCGCTGGCACGACTCAGGCGATGTACAGAACCTGGACCACTTAAACAAAATATATGAAGTATGCAAGCTCACGCCTTCAGTTAAGCACTGGATGCCAACTAGAGAAGCCTGGACTCAGGACCACCTTGACGGCTGCCCTGATAATTTAGTTGTTAGATTTTCCGTTCCGATGATTGATCAAGAAGCAGGAGGCAGCTGGTTACACACTTCAACAGTTACAACTAAGCCAGGGATGCGAACATGTCCAGCACCAACGCAGGGCAATAAATGCGTTGACTGTAGAGCGTGTTGGGATAAAACTGTTTCTAATGTTTGTTACGGAGAGCACTAATGTATTTTTTTAAGAACGGCACCGGCTGGTGCGTGCGTCATGATCCAAGGGCCCCGAAACCAATTACAAACCGCAAGCCTCAAGCTCCAATATTTCGAAGGCAAGCTGCAAGCCTCAAGCTCCAAGCTTCAAGCCCCAAGCTTACTGAGATACAAGCGACAAGCTTCAAGCCCTGAGCTACAAGCTTCAAGCTCCAAGCCACAAGCTTCAAGCTCCATGATTCTTGAACCACGGAACATTTGAAAACGATTAGAGCATCTCGGACCGAGGGCCTCTGCTATGATAAAAGTATTGTGCGGATGCTTAATATGAAACGCTAATTGGTGTGGACTAAATTTAAGTTTGTTACCCTTTGTTACCTTTAATTCAATAGTGAAAAAGTGGCCATTATTATTACTGACCAATAGATCAGGAGTGCCAAGAGAGCTAAGGTTTTCCAGCCTTGTAAGAGAAAAATCACTCCAAGATTTACGTAATTTTTGATAGAGTTTAGCCTCTGGTCCCACTTACTTTTTTGAGGTAACACTGTCAGTCATTTTTGGCTTTAATGACGCTAACATAGTTATAAGTTGTGCAACTTCTCCATAGGGTTTTCCCCATAAATACTGCAACAATTGTTTTCTTTGTTCTTCAGTTATTTCCATAATACTCCTTTCTATAAAATTAGTTTTGGTTTTTGCGTGGCAGTTTTAAGAACTAATCTTACACCTTCTTTAGCTGCTATGATGTTATTTTCTTGTGCTTCTATTCTTATAACTTCTTCAAGTCTACCATTATTCATATCAATATAGACTCTAGCAAATCCAAGAGCATTGCCTTTACCTACAACTTTGTTTTGTCCTTTTGCAAGTTTGTCTGTAAACTGACCTAATATCTGCTGTAAATCTTTAACTAACATTATAATAATCTGATCGTTCTTTTTTTAATTCTTTTATTTCTTTTGTTAATTCAACATTCTTTTGTAATTCTTGGCTAATCATTAATCTATGTTTATCATTAACCATCATAAGATCTCTTACACTCATACGTAATTTTTCAATAATACGTTCAAGATCATTATAACCTCTGTCGTCTTTTGCTCTTTTAAAATCTATTACTGTCTCGTTTTCAAAGGTTTTATCTTCATCTTTCATATTGACAATATAGGATAGTTACCTTAAAATGTCAAGTGTAGCCAGTTTGAACTAAACTCACTCATGGCTACTTATTATGGGTGTACCAAAAAGATTAACAGAAATGCAAAAAAGATTCGCTGAATATATCGTATTCAATGAAGGCAGAACTACGGCAAGAGAAGCTGCAGTAGCAGCAGGCTACAGTGAAAAAAGAGCCAGTGTTGAAGCATCCGAATTACAAAATCCTAGACTATCTCCGTTAGTGGTACAATACATTGGATCATTACGAGAAGAGAAACTTAAAAAATACGCTGTCACTTATGACAAACATATAGCTGAACTTGGTAAGATTAGAGAAGAGGCTTTGAAGAAAGGTGCTTTTTCTGCTGCGACCAACGCTGAAAAGAACCGAGGCATGGCTGCAGGATTATATATAGACCGGAAAATAATAAAAACAGGTAAGCTAGAAGAAATGTCAGAGGCAGAACTAGAATTAAAAATGAAACAAATACTAGAAGATTACGCGCCGATTCTAAATGCGAAGGTTGTTGATGCATTACCCGAAGAAGTTAGTGAAGAGGAAATAGACTTGAAAGATTTTCACTCAGAATCTTCTAATTGATTTTTAAGCATATCTACTAACCAAACATTATCTCTAAACACACCCATCATAACATTTGTTAATTGATTAACAACTGCCTCCTCATCTTCAGGTTTTTCAAGTGGTGCTTTTTCTTGGTTTAATCCAGCGACTTGAACGGCCGCATGCATTATCTCATGGATAGTTGTGTTGGCTCTTTCTTGTCCACACAAATCATGTTGTATCTGTATAATATTTTGTCTGTAATCATACTCTCCAAAACAATCAGTCATTTCCCATTTTTTATAATCGGGTCTAACATATTTAATTTTAACATCTTTATAACCAATTCTAACATTGTCAGGAAGACCTGTTGCTTCTACTACGATTGGCTCTATTCTTTTTTTGAAATGTTTGGGTTTGTTTTTTCTTTGCATGATATTTAGGGTTATGTTTGTTGTGAAATATATCCCAAAAATCTTTCTCTGTCATCATGCTAATTAACATGCCAATCATATTTTTGCCTTAATTCGATTGTCGACACCTAACAGGGTATTTATATTTTTTTTTATTACATTTGCGCTAAAATCTAAAAGGGTGTCGGCATTAGTAAATAAGTGATACCTATCTCTTATAAGTAGCTTATACCAAAGGTTATTTAACCATAATTTGTCGACAGGGGGGGTGTCGGCAGGGTGTCGGCAGGGTGTCGAAGGTGTCGACAATTGGCCTAATTTTGTACACTTATGACGCAGATAACTTAGAATTGTTCTAAACAACCATGAAATGTCGACACCTAAACCCGGTTTGCGACACCCCTTCGACACCCTTGCGACACCCCCGGTGTCGACAATTTGTGCCTTAATCTTGCCTTGATTTGAACACAATTGATGTATTTTTGCCACATGTTGCATTATTATCACTTAACAAAATCTTCTGGTTTCATTGGTTTTGTACGTTCTTTTTCATCATGTTGTAACTCATTAAACATATCTAATCTTTTAAGAAACTCATGTTTCCATTTTCTTAATTGCAATCCGTCAGTTTTAAACTCTTGGTAATATAAGTCAGGCGTGCATACCATGATAACTCCTTGCTTAATTTTGGAACCGTAGACATGATCGTGGGCCATGGCGTATGCTGCAATTTGCATGTAATAATCTTCAATCCATTCTTCCCTCTTCGGACGGTTACTTTGTTTGAAGTCAACAACAGTCTCCATGCCATTATGTGAACAGATAAGGTCTGTAGCACCTGCGTATAGATCCGGATAATGTAACGTAACTTCCGAACCGTAATACTCATCCACTGCCGATAAACCCATCTCAATAATTTTGTCGGCCATGGGACGCGCCTCTTGTCCGATGCTTGTAAGATCAACACAGCCAGTTCCGAGAACATGATGTTCGAGAAATTTATGCATACAGGTCCCCCTGGAACTTGAATGATTCTTAATTCGTTCTGCTTCTTGTTCACCTACTTTAGCCTTCCATTTTTTTATAAAATCTTGATTTTTGGTGGCTCCTAATATCGTAGTTACTGAAGGAAGTCTATAATTACTTATCTCGTAAACACGTTTTCCTGTTCCGGGGTCCGTGATCTGTTTACCTTGTATATACTTGTATCTATTCGATTTTTTAGGTCCCTTAGGCGTGTTAGTTTTTTCTAGTTTATCAATTAACTTTTGGTAGACCATAGCGTCTTTATTATCCATCATTAGTCACTGCCTTTAATAACTTCTCTTGAAGCATTTCCTTTTGTTTACGTAACATATCTAACTCCTCAGATAACCGTTGAATAGATCTACTCTGTAACAAACTATTCTCTCGCCATTGTCTACGCTCTTGTTTTATTAATTCCTTATCCATTATATTTTATCCTTTAAACTATCAACATAGTCTTGTGAGTCTTTATCTAACTCTCTTTCTTTTCTATTAGCTTTAGATTGTTTTAATGATTCATCTAATTCTTTAATTTGTTTTTGACCAAAGATTCTATCATAGTTATCATCATAAGCTTTGTTTGTTGGTCTAGATTTACCATCCCAATTATCTGCTTTTATTTTTTTATTTGACACTTTTTTTATTCTCCCAAATATTATTATTAAATACTTGAATTAATCTTGTTAACTCAACATTATATTCTACACCTTGTTTGTTAGTAAACTTTACTTTGCAATCATTTGCCGGTAATTCTGTTCCAGCATAAATTACTATTGTGTCAACGTTTTTTGTATCCATATCCTGTCTTTCTGTTGCCGTATAGTTTTTGCCATGACCAACTACTCCATTTTGTAGAATAGTGGTATATAATCTCTAATATGTATTTCATTTTTTCATCATCGTTTCTAAATTGCGGTTATATTCTGATAACCTATCTATTTCTTTTGTAAGAATTACATTATCTTGCTTAAGATGCTCGACTCTCGTCTCTAGTCTATCAATTGTACGTTCTAGATCATTAGGACCACGATCATCACTCATCTTTTTTATCATTCT